AAATTTACTCAATTATAAACATAAAAGTTGATTGTGATAATGAGTATGTTATTTACGTTAAATTGTTAAGGCCTATAGAAAATCTAAAAACAGGAAATTTATTACACATTTGCTATAAAGTAGCCGAAGATTATTTTGATTCATTCACTGTAACTTCTCCTGAAATAGTTAGTGAGCCTAGAACTTTAACACCTAACTATTCTGTAAATATTCCAACTGGTGAATCCACTAATTATAGCACATGGAATAGTTTACTTCCTTCTAAAGACGAGGACATTTATCATTATTGGGATACTTTACTAGATTCAAATTATGAGACAGCTAATACAATTATAAATAGAGTTATATCTTCATCAGCTTCTGTTCCTTTAAATATAGATTACTCTACGTTTTCTAATTTTGTATTTTACGGATCGGCACAAGAAAGATTAAAAAACTATAATTATAAACTACAACTAATTGAATTTTACAATAGTCAAAGTAATGCAATAAAATCAAGCAATTCTTCAGGGAGTAATTTTGGTATTGCGGACCATAACAAAATAGTAAAAAGATCTTATCAAGTTAAGAATAGTTTCGATGAATTTGAGAATTATCTATATTATTCTTCAGGAAGTATTTTTTCCTACGACATAACAGGTAGTATTACTCCGGCGCCAAAGTATATAGCTCAAAATAAATATTACAATTATCATATAACATCTTCTGCATACAATTATTGGTATTCATCATCTTTGTCGAAAGCTAGAAAGTTTGATAGTACAAATTACAACACATTATATGAAGCAACTCCAGGTCACATTGTTAATGACTCGGACAACTCGGAATACTTTGTTTTTCTTGATATGATTGGTCAGCATTTTGATAATTTGTATGCTTTCACCAAAGAATTAACTTCTATTCACAGAAGAGACGAACACCCTAAAAGAGGCATCCCTAATGAACTTTTAAAGACTTATGCTAAATCTTTAGGTTGGGAGGTAAATAATGGGTATCAACTTAGTAATCTCTGGTTATATAAATTAGGCACGGATAATACAGGAAGTTTTTTAGAGACAGGAACTTTAGCTTCTCAAGCGCATGAATACTTAACACATCAAATTTGGAGAAGAGTAGTAAACAACATACCTACTCTCCTAAAAACAAAAGGCACGGAACGAAGTCTAAAATCATTATTATCTATATATGGTATTCCCCAGACATTAATTAGTATCAAGGAATATGGTGGCGCTAGACCTCCTAAATATAATCCTACGCATAAAAGTTATAGATATCAGTATTTGTTAAAATTTGACGGAAATCAATTTGTTAAAATTCCGTGGGGACAATCTATATCCCCTAATGAAAATGAAGTATCTGCCCCTAGAGTTTCAGAATTTAGATTTAATACATTAAATTCATCTAGTCTTAGTATGAGTTTATGGTCTATAGAGGATTCTAAAAATAGTGATAAAGTATATAGTAATTTAGAATTGGTAAGTTATAGAGCTTTTTCTACTTCATCTAGGAGTGGAAGTTACGCTTACGGCTTTTTAAGATACAAGAACGCGCAAAGTACATCTAATTCTACATCTTCTTTCTCTATAAAAACAATACAATCTCAATATTATCCATTTTTTGACGGAGACGCTTGGAATGTTAGGATATATACAGATAGAAATATAACAGATACTAAAAAAACAGGTTCTATACACATTGAATGGAAAAAATCTAGCGGTAATTTTGAAAATTGGATTAGTTTTTCTGGTTCCATGATTGTTACTGCATCTTCTGATATAGCATTTTCTTGGGGTTCTACTAGCTCTTTATCTACGCCACACAACATTATATTAGGAGGTTCTACAGGCAGTCAATACGCAGGAGTAAACTCGAGTAGGTATAAAGGATTTCTACAAGCATACAAGGACTACAGTGATATCTATTCAGAAAAAGTATTTGAAGAACATACATTAAACCCGGCAGCTTACCATGGTTCTTCTTACACATCATCCTTTGATACGCTAAATAGATTCTATCCAATGGGTGTAGATGCTCTTAGATACGACCATTCTACCTATAGATTTGTATCTTCTAGTCACCCTAATAGAATAAAATCACAATATACCACCGCTAGTTTTATTGGATTCTCAGGGTCTCAAGAAAATCAATATAAACCATACTCAGAAATTTATTACAGCTACTCACCTTCCATAGGAGCAAGTGTCATAAAAAGCGACAAGATACGGATAGAAGAATCGTTTTATACTAATCAATTATCCCCGGAAAAAAGAGTACAGATAAACACCTTTGATACAGACCCTGTTGATTCAAATAAGTTAGCCGTAGTATTTAGCCCAACGGATCAAGTAAATAGAGATATATCAAATCAATATGGAGGTATAGATTTAGATAATTTAATTGGAGACCCTTCTGATTTGTATAGAGATGAATACAATAACCTTAGAATAAACAGAGAAAATTATTGGAAGAAGTATAAAAATAGAAACAATTACAACAAATACATAGAAATATTTTCACTGTATGATTATTCTATATTCGAGCAGATAAAGCAATTAGTCCCAGCTAGAGCAAATCTTATTGCAGGTATTTTATTAGAGGAAAATATATTAGAAAGGGCTAAAGTCGCAAGAAAAAACCCTTCTATGACTAATCCGCAATACGAAAAAACAATCATAAAAACTGATAGTCAAGTTGGAGAATATATCTTGTATACAGGTTCTATAAGCTACGCACCTCCGGTAGAAATATCACATAAAAAATATACAGCATCCTTAGATTTTAATCTATTACCTGATTTTGAACAAATAAAATATAGCACAAGTACAGACATGCCTCCTGATGTGGAATTAGAGTACAGGAAATATAAATCAGAATTGCCTGTAACTGTAACTCCCGATTTTAAGCATGAAAAAATAACATCCACTTTAGATTATTATGATGGATACTCTTTACTATTTTCAGATTTAGATTCTCATAAAGTTAATCAAAGTGGAAAATTATATGAATTCGGCGGGGAAACATACTTATATAAATATGAAAATCTAATGGACACCATAGAAATGAATAGAGATATGAGATACATGTACTCTATATCAGAAAATGGAAAATTAGAAGAAATACAATCAACAATAAATCCAGATAATGATGTATTCAATATAGATTCACAAAATTCATCTTTACATCTAAATAACATCTCTAACATATCAAACATAGGAACATTAGAACATGTAAAAGGAATTATTAGTTTATATAATACAAATGGAGTAAATGATGAAAATGACATTAATTCAAACATGGAATCATTATACTATTTTGATGATGAAAGGAATTTAATTGAAACATACGCAACTTTAAACAGGCATTTATCGTTTATAGGAAATGTGTTGCATGTTAGCGGATCTACAGAAGAAAACATTGCTTATAGATTTAAAAGAAATGGAACATACAAAGATAGAATATTAAATAGAAGAAAGATTAATTTTTATGATGGAAACACAAATGTAATTTCAAATGATTTTAAATTGGATTCATCATGTTATAAGATAGAAAATATAGTGGGTAAAGTTACTAATTTCAATATCAATAATTTTTACAATGACAACAATGCATATAGTTATGTTTTGTCATCTAGTTTCCATAATTTTAATTCTACACTAACTAAATTGCAACTAAAAGAATATTTATATAAGAATGAATATGTAATAAATGATGCTGGAAATATTTATAGGAATAAATTGTATGTTACTCAATCTATTATAGAATCTGAAAAAACTAATTTAGCATATAAAAAAGTAGTATATCATTACTCATCTAGCACCGCCGTAAATTATTCTTCACAATATCAAAAAAATTTAAACCTGGCGACATTGATAAACACAAAAAATTACTATTCATCTTCTCTAGTTCCTACTAACTACCAATACGTTGAAGACTCTGTACCTAATAGACTTAGATTCACTGGTTGTAAATTAACCGGATTAGATTTTAATGTGGATACAACGGACACTATTGACGGCGGACCTGTTGTAGAATACAGAGAGGTTAGCGCAAATCAAATAATAGTGTAAAATATTATATTTCAAAGTATTTATTATAAAACAAACAAAATGGGATACCTAAACAATAACCAAATAACAGTAGATGCTATTTTAACCCGCAGAGGACGGGAATTACTTGCACGAGGAAGAAATGAATTCCAAATTACACATTTTGCATTAGCCGATGATGAAATTGATTATTCATTATGGAATACAGATCATCCACTAGGTACGGCATATTATGGAATTACTTTAGAGAACATGCCATTAACAGAAGCTGTAGTGGATGAAACTCAAATGATGAAGTATAAATTGGTTACATTACCTAAGAGAACGGTTAGAATACCAATTATATCTGTAGGTCAAACAGCAGTGACTCTAACAAACGGAGAAGAAATAACAATATCTCCAAGAACTATAAATTTTGAAGGCGGAAATACTACTTTTGGATATACCGCAACTTTATCTGATAGCGATGTTGCTTCCTTTGTTGGTGTAACTAGAACTCCGGCACAAAATAATGGTCAAGACGTAGCTCCTTCAACGCCTAGAACTATTACAGATACGGAAGCTGCACAAGCTATAAGCGTAACTGGATTAGGATTCACTTTAAAAGCAAAGGGTTCTACGCTAAATCAAAGAAAGGCTACGTTAGCAATAGTAGGAAACGAAACCGGAGGTAGAGTATCCATTAGCTTAACAGTGAATAGAATTACTACAGGAACAACTCCTGGAGCTGGAATAACTGAATAAACAATAAAATAAAAATGGCAAATACAGATATATTTACTACATTCAATACAGCCGATATTGTACCTAACCAAGAGGAAGTAATTACTAGAGCTTTATTTTCAAATAATGACGGTAATTTAACAACTTTTTTTACATCTTCCGGACAAACGGCTACTCAAAAGAGATATTATTACGAAATTTTTAATAGCTCTTCAAATGCTCTAGGCTCCGAAGCTCAATTTAGCATTGCTTACGGTCAATATAATGGCTCTGGCTCTGCTGATGAAGGAGGTCAAATAAACGACACTCCTACTCGAGCTATTTATGGTCAATACAAGCAATTATGTCTAGATCCTGGTGAGAGAAAATTTACGGTTAATGGAAAATCAACAGACAGTATTTACGTAATTAATGTAAATAGAGCTAGATTAAGAGAATCATTAGATGTAGGCACTTTAGAAATTAACATAGCTCATTTATCTGGATCTCAATTTATTAATGGACCCGGACAAAATTCTACGCATACCGGATCTAATGTTAGACTAGCTGGAAATGGTAGATACATGAGGCTAATTGATGACTCTAAGTCCAATCCCGCCTCCGTAACTACAGCCGGAAAAGTTTACAACTTAGTATCTGGGTCTTTAGAATCTGGTGTATATAATCCTAGTAATCCTCAAAAATTTGGTTTAGTATATCCAAATTTAGGTATTGTTGTAATGGATGGTACTGCACTTGATAAATCCGCTTCTTTTGGTACAGTATCTGGCTCTGAAGTTGCAGGAGATAATGCTTTTAAATTATATAGGTCTATGTCTGGTTCTGCAAAGTTCCAAGATTTATCAGGAGATTTTTTAGGATTTCAGGCTAGAAGCTCCGAAAAAGTGAAATCTACTCATTATTTTGTAAGAGTAAGAAATGATAGATATAATTTTAGTAATAATCCAACATTTATAACAGGCTCGGAAGGAGATTTCTCTGAACCCACTTTTATAAATGACCCTAAAGTGTATATTACAACAGTAGGCATGTATTCTGATTCTTATGAATTACTCGCAGTAGCTAAACTGTCAAAACCCTTACAGAAAAGTTTTACTAGAGAAGCTCTTTTAAAAGTAAAATTGGATTTCTAAGAATCAATATTTAATAGCAAAAACATAGTGTGCAATGGATTTTATGGACTTTGAAGTATATTATTATTTATCAGAAGAAGATAAACAAAGCTATTTAAATAGTATAGGTTTTAATAGGGTGGATTATTTAATCTCTTATAATACATGGTTCTCTAATCCCAATAACCCTATAACTAATAGTGTAACTAAAACAATAAATATAAGAGCATGTTCAAATGGAAATCTGATAAATAATTCTTTTGTTATATCAGGAACTTCTTTTGACATAGATAATAAAGTAAATAGTTTTTTAAATACTTTTGACTCTCAAAAACCATTAAACACAGACTACACTTATACGGTAGGAATAGATGAACCAGCCGCTCCATTTCCCTGTATTTCTACTACAGTTACTTTACCCGGCCCTCCTCCATCTAGCACCTTTACTTTATATTCTGGTTATTGCTTAAGAGGAGTTGCAACCACCTCCGAACAAACATTCCCGTTAAGTACAGACAGGAATCAAGCCGCTCTTAGTATTTATGAAAAATTAATTAATACCCCGGGTGTTGACCCCTTATCTATTAGGAGTAGTCCTTCAGTTATCCCCGTAAATACAGTACCATGCTCTACTATACCTCCTCCGCCTCCACCTCCGCCTCCACCTCCTCCGCCTCCACCTCCACAAAACATAAGCTTGTACTATGCATATTGTCAAGGCGGTCAACCAAGATTCGGAATAAGGACAATATCCGTAATTTCAGATACGGATAGAAATACTAAATTTGCATCTGTTCAAAGCGAATATAAATTAATAGACCCAAACGCTGTAGTAGATTTTCAACCGGTTTCTATACCTTCTTGTTTATCAAAATCAAAAATTTTATACGTTACATATTGCACCACATCAGGAGCAATTGAAGATTCGGTAACAATAAATTACAATAATGAATCAGAACTAGAAGGAAAAAAATTAGAATATGAAACTACAGCTAGGAATTTAGGATTTGGTAATGGACTTTCTACTAACTACGACATAAAACCAGTTAAAGCTATCTGTTCAACCGGAACAGGTACTCCCCCTCCTCCTACCTATAGAAAAATAAATGTTAAATATTGCGAGGACGGAATTATAAAGAATTATGACGTAGGATCCTCCTATATTCCTTTTGATGGTAGTGAATCTAACTTCAATGCTAAATTACAAGAGTTTACATCTAGAGAATTAAGTCAAAAAGATTTTTTAGTGAGAGGTAATTATACTCTTGCTATAGATAAAGAACCAGTAAATCCTGTATGTAACCCTAGCACTAGAAAAATATATGTTGTATACTGCCAAGGAGGCTTAGTTAAAAGAGTTGCTCCAAGTGATTTATACTATGATGGAAATCAACCTTCTTTAACGCAAAAAGCATTAGATGATTACTTAAGAACTTATCGAGGTTTATCTGGATTTAATTATAAATTTGATTCTTACCCACCTGATCCTGTTTGTGGATCCCCAGGGGGCGGGGAGGAAGAAAATGGTAATTCAATTTATTCAGAAGATGGTACTCTAAGAGTTCAAGTTCAATTTGTGGAAAATGGCCGTATAATAAACGCCAGTGCTTTTAGCACTCCTGTAGTAACAGTATCAAATGATAAAACAAGAGTTTCAGTGCCTTCATTTGAGGATGTAACTTTATCCCAACTAGGCCCCTCAGCATCTTCTTACACTTACGAAATAGCAAATACTGCTTACTTTAGTAAATCTACATCGGTAAACACTCTAACTTTCAGTCCTATTGTAGGTTGGGATACTCCGAGTCAATTTACTTTTACTTTGAATAGACCGGAGGACAACGTACCTCCTGGAAGGAGAGTGTTCGGAAACTATTTAAGAGTTACTTATACTAGATCTACAGTAGTACCTACGGGACCAACCGGCCCAACTGGTCCAACTGACCCAAGTCCAAGTCCCGGCCCTGGTCCAAGTCCAAGTCCCGGCCCTGGTCCAAGTCCCGGACCTACTCCCCCTCCTCCTCCCCCTCCTCCTACAACTACTACTACGACTAGATTTGTACCTAGGGCATCATGGTTAAAGCAAATAAATCCAATAGATAACAGAAAGTATGTATTTGACATAACAGAGGGTTTATTTTCTAATAATGTAAGAAATTTAGTTACTTTCTTTACCGGTAGTACTTCTGAGAATTATAGTAGATATTATACACATGTATATGATGAAAATCCAAAAACATCTTTAACATCTTCTATTCAATTTAGTATAGCCTATGGTCATAGCGGAGGTTCCGGATCTTTAGACGAAGGAAATAAAATTAATATAACTCCTACTAGAGCTATTTATAGTCAGTATAGAAATCTAGTTTTAGGTAGAGCTGATGTTAAATTTAATCTTGCAGGAAAAGAAACCGATAGTATATATGTTATAAATTATCAGTCAGATAGATTAAAAGATAGGTTAGATGCAGGTGTTTTAGAACTAAATATTGCACATCTATCCGGATCTAGATTCTTGGCAGGAGGAGGAACTAGAGCTACACACACTGGCTCAAATGTAAAACTAGCGGGTACTAACAGAGTTCTCAGATTAATTGATGATTCTAAAACAAACATAAATCCTGATTATACTGATGTAGGATATTCCTATAATATAGTTTCAGGAACTTTAGAAACAGGAGTTTATAATGAATCTAAACCTCATTATTACGGTAAATTAATTCCATCTCTAGGCATAGTTCTTTTAGATGGTGACAAATTAGACCTCTCTGCATCTTTTGCAACTTCTAATGCTTCGGAAATAGAAGGATACAATGCTATTAAGTTGTATAAATCATTTTCAGGATCTGCATTAATACAGGATATTAGTGGAGATTATCTAGGAATGAAAGCTAGAAGAATAATCAGAGAGTATAACGATTACTATTTTATCCGAATTAATAACAGAGAATTTAATTTTACAAATAATAACAGTTACTTTATTTACAATAAGAAAGAGGATTCTAGAAGACCGGGAGACTTATCTATGCCATTAGATCCCAATTCACCAGCAGGTATGGAACTTGCCAAAAGACTTACAGAAACTAATGGAGAAATTTATGAGAATTTTGTAAATAACCCTCAAGTTTATATCACTACAGTAGGTCTTTATAATGCCCAAAGAGAACTTGTTGCCGTGGGTAAGCTAGCTAAACCCATACTAAAAAACTTTACAGAAGAATCTATATTTACTGTAAAACTTAAGTATTAATATGAGTACATTCGCGCCAATAAGAGGTGAGGATTTTAATATTGCCCCGTTTGAAGTAAACAAGGAGTATTATATCCTCACCGGAAGTTATTCAAAACAAGGTTATCAAGTACAGCAAGGTCTTTACTATAAAGGCCCTATTCATATCAGTTCATCAAGAGATATCACTTATCCTAAAAATACAGATGGGTCTTATAAGTATATTGTTTATAATTCACTAAACCACTTGTATTATAAGAGAGGTTTTGCATGGGCTAATTCTTTAGAGGGATGGGACAGAAATAGAACTACTAAGAATTTATTTTTAACAGCTAGTTTACTTTCTATTCCTTCTTTAAATTACGGAGACAAGATTAAAGAAACCACATTATATTTAAAAGGACTAAACAACAATGTACTTTTAGTAGACGATGGACATAATAATTTATACGATAGGAATATAAATACAGGCTCTTTCTTAGACTCAAATAACCTATGTGGATATTGGGGATTCCAGGATGCGCATAAAGCTTATAGGTACGGCAGAGGAGGAAAAAAGACTTTGTTTATAAGATACGAAAGCGAAGTAATTGAACCACAAGAAAAATCAAAGTCATACCAAGTAGCCTATTCAAGTGGTATTCCTATTAACGGAACTAGAACAGGATTAGCTGCGGAATTTTATGGGGATGGTTATATTCACACTAAAAACTTTGATACCGTCAGTTTTGAATCAGCAGACAATTTCACCATAAGTTTTTGGTTAAAAGCTCCAGTATCTCAAAGTGTAATAACTAGTAACAAGAATACTATAATTGATAAAAAATCCATATTATACAGAGAGGAATTTGGTAGATTAAAAAGAGTAAATAAAGGGAATATAGTAGTAACAGATGTTTTTTCATCTTCTTCCTTTAAATACTACCCAGTGGATTACTACCCTTATGAGTTTTCGGTACATAATCACACTCATCCACAGCCAGGAAAATTGTCTTTCAGTAGATCAGATGGCTTTTCAACATTGCAATTAACATCTTCTAATTCAGTTTTAGATAATAATTTTCATCATGTATGCTTAGTTAAAACAGGATCAAGTATTCAATTATATGTTGATGGAGCATTAAATTCATCGAGAGCAGATGTCAAAGATGAAACTGTCAATGTAAGTGATATCATGATAGGAGCATCTTCTTTTGATGGAAGAAATGGATATACAGGACTTATTGATGAATTAAGATTTTATAATAAAGCAGCAACATCTCAAAATGTAGCAAGTCTTTACAATACATCTTCTATCTCATGTTACCAGACAAGTAGAGTAGGAAACGTATTTTATAGAACAGGTAACTTAGTAATTACAAGTGTAGATAAAAAATATCATGAAATTTTATCTAATAATTGGTTGTTATATTATAAAAATAGCTTAACTTTGTATGAGTTTGAGATGTTATGTAGAATTAAGAGAGGTGATTTTAATCTCACATTGAACCCTTCCTCTACTAAAACTGTTAAGAGTGCAGAGTATTTAGATGATTTCACAGGTTCTTTATCTCCTTATATAACTACCATCGGCTTGTATAACAAATCTAACGAACTAATTGCAGTAGGTAAAATGGGACAAGCGATAAAGAAAAGAGATGATGTAGATTTAAATGTTATTGTAAAATTTGATTATTAACATGGCGGGATTTTTTAACAATTCATTTAAGACTAGACTAGCACAGAAAGAAGGTTATAGATCTAATTTCGAGAAGTCAATTGCTTTACAAATCTCAGGATCTTTGGGAATAAATCCTAAAGACTTATATGAGAAAAAAGTTATTAAGTATATAAAACCGGAAACTTCTAGAACCTATTTAGCAGATTTTGAGTTACCTAATAATATTATCATAGAAGCTAAAGGAAGATGGACTTTAGAAGAACGAAAAAAGATGATGGACATTATTTCATGTAACCCTCATTTAGACATTAGGATTGTATTCCAGGATCCTCATGTTAGAATTTCAAAAGGAGCTAAGACTACTTACGCCGAGTGGTGCAATAAACACAATATAAAATGGGCGGCTTATTCGATACCTAAGCAATGGTTTGAAGAAAAAAAATAACTATATATGCGTTTTAGATTATTATCGGTTTTAGAGGAAGTGTTAGGTTCTTCGGAATCAGCAGGTAAATCAGACATTGTATTTCATTGTCCCTTCTGTAATCACCACAAAAAGAAGTTAAGTGTAAATTTAACTAATCAAAAGTATCATTGTTGGATTTGCGAAACTAAGGGGAGAAGTATAAGTAATCTTTTCTACAAATATGGTGCAACAAAGAATCAAATTAATCAACTTAGGAATGTTTTAGAGTATTATCAAATGAAAGATGATACTCAAGTAGACATTCCCAACACTTTATTGAAGTTGCCCGATGAATATGTATCATTAGATAAGGTTCCTCACAAATCCGTATTGAACTTCTTAAGGAGGTTTAAGCCTTCATTCACAACTCAGGACATAGTAAGACATAAGGTTGGGTATTGCTTAACAGGTAAGTACGCAGGAAGAATTATTTTACCCTCTTATGATAAAAATGGCACACTTAATTTTTTTGAAGGCAGGGATTTTACCGGTCTTTCGCCTTATAAATATTTAGGCGCTCCTGTTAAGATAAATGATATTATAGTCAATGAGTTTTTCCTAGATTTTAAATTCCCCATAGTTATCGTAGAGGGTTTTTTTGACAGCGTATCGGTAAAAAGAAATGTGACTTATTTAACAGGAAGTATAATATCAGAGAAGTTAAAACATAGACTACTCATGGAAGAAACTCCGTTAGTATATGTTGCTATTGACCCGGATAAAAAGAAACAAGCGATAAAGTATTGTTTGGAATTAGGAGCCATCGGTATTCCTACCAAATTAGTTGACTTGGGAACAAAAGATCCTAGTGATTTAGGATATGATGATACATGGCATGCTATAGAAGGAGCAGTTGAAATTAATGAGTATTCAGCAATAACAAATTTACTATGATTCTAATAAAGGACACAGGAAGGAAAGTGGATAAGATTTTTCACATTTCAGACATTCATGTTTACAATTATCAAAGACATGAGGAATACATAGAAGTGTTTGAAAAATTGTATAAAATCATTGAGGAGAGAATGACGCCTAATTCTATTATATTTTTGGGCGGGGATATAGTACATTCAAAAACAAACATGTCTCCAGAATTATTCTCAGTAGTATCTAATCTATTATCTACATTATGTAACATGCTTCCTACCATAGTAATATTAGGAAACCATGACTTAAATCTAAATAATAAAACAAGATTAGATGCATTAACTCCCATTATAAATAGTTTAAATTTACCTACATTACATTTCTTGAATGAAACAAATGTATATCAATATGAACAAATAGGATTTAGTTTATTACATGTCAAAGATAAAATTGAAAATGTAATCCCCGCGAAATCTTTTGATGCAGAAACAAAGATATTAATGTACCATGGACCGGTAAAGAACTCGGCAACAGCATACGGATATCTATTAGAAGGAAATTATTTAGATGTATTAGAACATGCAGATTATGATTACATCTTATTGGGAGACATTCATAAACATCAATATCTCAATTTAGAAAAGACAGCAGCTTATCCATCTAGTCTAATACAACAGAATTTTGGAGAAGATTTAACACATGGAATCATAGAATGGGATTTAAATAAGAATACAAGTGAGTTCATTAAGATAGCATCTTCTCATGGCTATTATACATTTAAATTGAAAAATGATAAAGTAGCTGAGAAAATACCTGGAGATTTACCGTATAATCTTAATGTAGCTATCACCGCCGAAAATTGCACTCAAGAATTTATAGACTCATTTTGTGTAGCATTGGAGAAAAAATATAATGTTCTTCGTATAAAAAAACCAAAAGTAACTAAATTTATTATAGACAATGGTAAAGGCGAAGTATCACTAGACAAAGAAAATATAATAAGAGATTTTGAATGGAGACACTCAATGTTAGAGAGGTATGTTCAAAACGAGTTAAAACAGGAATACCAAGCAGATAAATTCTTAGACATACATAAAACAGCTTCCTTAGAATTAGATGAGCCTTCTGAGTTTATAGGTGTAACATGGAAGCCTATACGATTTGAATTTTCTAATATGTTTTCCTACGGAGAGGGTAATGTATTTAATTTAGGAGAGTTAGGAGGACTGGTTGGATTATTCTCACCAAATGCTTCTGGAAAATCTACTTTATTAGACGCTATGACTTACTGTATTTTTGACAAATGTAGCAAGACAAGTAGTGGAGCCGAAGTAATGAATACATCCTCCAATTTCTTTTCTTGTAAATTAGAATTATCCGTTGCGGGAGAGTCTTATTTTATCGAGCGTAATGGTAAGAAGGGGAAAGATGGAAAAGTAAAAGTTATCGTTAATTTCTATAAAGAGGATGGGACTTCTTTAAACGGCGAGCAAAGATATGAAACAAATGACAGCATTAGAAAGTATCTAGGAAGTTATGAGAATTTCATGCTTATAACAATGTATGACCAACATAATAAATCTGACTTTATTGATAAGACCCAAAAAGACAAAAAGGATTTATTGTACAAGTATTTTGATATAGACATCTTTGAGAAATTAAATGATACATCTAAAGAGCATCTCAAACAATTAAAATATGAAATTGAGAATCACCAAAAACAAAAATACAACGAATCTGTAACGGAGTATGAAAATAACATAATAGATATAAAGTCTAAGCTAACACAAGTTGAAACTAGCTTAGAGTTAAATAAAAAGAGTTCTGATGTCCTGTCCATACAAATAGAAAACAAAAGAAAGGAACTTACTCCATACCCTAAGCAATCTGTAAACTATGCCACAAAAATAGACGAGGAGAGCAGAAATGAGGCAACCCTTAGTTCATCCTTAGAAGATAAGAGAAAGTCGTTTGTAGAGGCTAGAAATGCCCTTAAAACGCATTTATCCGAATTAGAATCTATGGGAGAAGTAGCTGACGTATCTTCTGATTTAGTTACGATAAGAAAAACATTATCTGATTTTGACAGGGACATTGCAGTAGCTGAATCTGAAATAAAATCTAGTAGTAAGTTAATAGACCATCTACAAGGTTACGAGCATGATCCTAACTGTGTGTATTGCGTAAAAAACAACAAGTACGCATTAGAGGGAGAAAAAGCTAAAAAAGAATATCCGGAGTTACTAAACAAACTAGATAAACTCAAACAAAGTAAAAACGAATTAGGAAAAAGTGTAAAGAATTTAGAAACAGCAGACTCTCTATATAAAAAGTACAACGATAAGAAAAATGAAACAGAAAGATTAAAATCCAATTTGGACAATATAGAAAGCCAAGCAAATATTATTAAGGAGAAAATACAAATCTCAAAAAACTTGATTTTAGATTATTCCGAAAAGCTAAAAGAGCAAGAATCCTACAAAGACATAGAGCAGAAAAACGCTGAAATAGATAGCGAAATAGCCAAATTATTAGATGAGAAAAAATTAATAGATGATGCTGTATATCAATTAGCTTATACTATTGGAGGGCATAAATCTACAATAACTAGCAATGAATCAAAAATCAAAGACATCAAAATAAAAATTAAAAAGTTTAAGGACGACACTTTAACTTATAATAATTATTTTGTTTTTGAGAAGGCGACTAGAAGAGATGGAATTCCTCTTTTCATTATTAAAAATTATTTACCTGTATTAGAAAATGTTGTCAATGATGCTCTAAAAAATGTAGCAGCATTCAATGTTCAATTTGAGTTATCTGATAAAACATTGGAAGTATTTATATCTTATGTAAATGGACCTAAATGGCCTCTATCTTTAGCATCTGGCATGGAAAGATTTATATCATCCTTAGCCATAAGAGCAGCATTAAATCATGTTACTGTACTCCCAAAACCTGACTTCTTTTTTATAGATGAAGGATTTGGTGTATTAGATTCTGATAATATTGCTAACGTAGGATTATTCTTAGAAGAACTTACTTCATATTTTAGATTTATATTATGCATATCACATTTAGATGTAGTTAAAGATTATGTAGCAAAGGAACTATTTATTGTAAAGGATAACGGACATTCCCAATTAATATCATAATAAATGGCTTCTGGAGTAACATCATCATCTGAAAATAATAAAAAATTAATTAGCTCCGGGATAAAGAGCTATATAAATGAATTTACGCTTTTCGATGGAGATGCTTTAAGTGCTAATTATTTTGGCTTATCTCTACCTGCGGAATTTTTAAAAGGGTCTAATGAAATAGGAATCAACCCAACGCAAAACTTAGTTAAAGGAACTCAAGTTTTTGTTGAAGTCTATGATTCGGAGGGCAACTTAATTCCACACGAAATAAAAAATGTTGCAAATTCTAATGGATCCGCTATTGTAACTGTTACCATAGGAGATAAGGTACCCATAGGAAATTGCGAAATCTATATAGCAGGCACAGCTAATTTTGATGTACTAAGAAATAGACGAGTAACAAATATATCTTTCCCTAATATTATATGGGTAGGTAAATTACTGTGCAATACTAAGAAAAAAACAATAGGAGATATAAAATATACCATACCTCCTAAAGTAGATTTAACCCCCGAAACAAGAGCTTTTCAAAACTTTTCCGGGAGTAGGGCTACAGGAAGTTGTCATGCAGTTAGTTTATCTTATGTATCCTCCGCACCTCCTTCACAATACTCTTCTAATTATTCATCTAATATACCTGAATTATTTGATGGGAAGCCTATAGAATCTACTCCTACGGTAAATACATCCGGAAGTTTAGCTAATTCGGGGAATGTTTCTATAACAACAGACGCAAATAATCTTAGCACAATAGTAGCTAACACAGGTGCTCCGTTTAAAAAAGAAATGGAGAAAGGTACTATATCTTTAACTCCCGATATTTCTAAGTATTTACCCGGTGATTTACCTTCCGGATATTCTCCAACAGTTCCCTCTTATACCGCAACAATTGTAGAGGTAATTAGTAACACTCAAATAAAAGTAGATAAACAATTTTTCTATAGAGAGTCTTATGTAAATAAAAAAAGAGAATCATCTGAAATTTACATTACAAGATTCGATTCATCCAATATATGTATAGACTATTTTAAAAGCCCTGATACAAGTGATGGACAAAAGAAGACCGGGTATGCTAAAATATGTGTTAAAAATGCTAAACCTGTTTCCGGAGATGTTGACAGAGTAAAAGTTTCCGCAAAAGCCGCCGGAGGGGTAGGAAGCCCGGTTAATTTAGGAGAATTTAAAATACCTAAGACAAGTAAATTAACGGATAATTCTTCTTATGATTTTTCCGCTAATGGAGGCATAGAGAATAAGAAAGTAGGTAATATAAAAGACAGCTCTGATATATCTAACTATTTTGATATTAATAAGTTTAGAAAACAGAGTTCTTCTTATGAAAACATAGGAACTGGCGGAATAACTACCTCTGCAAATAGCGGGAATATAATAAACGCCTTAGATGTACAACACAATAAGCAAGAAAATGAAGTAGTAAATATAACAGTAAAAGATTCTTTTATTTCTAAATCGGTTCCGGATACCGAATACACTGTACAAATATCCGCATTTTCCGAAAAAGACGCTAATGGAAAAACTCCACAACTTGATATATACATTCAAGGACCGGATGTAGAAAAATCTCCATTGTCTGTAAATAAAGTAAATGCATCCTCCCCATCTGGCACAGCGGAAAAAAATTCATTTGGCACCTTTTTAGGATCTTTAATAGGTGGTAATAATAAGTCTGAAATAAAAAAGACTTTTACATTTAAAGCTACATCAGAAGATAATATAAAGCCTAATTTTATTATAAATGCAGGGCAATGGAATGTTTCTGACATTGATATATTTCCAAGTGCATCAGACGGAGGAACTCCTAATGAATTTTGTATTGATATTCCATTGGATAATTTACCAATAGCAAAAATAGATACGGAATATATTTTTGAAATAGAGTATTTAAATGCTAATGGAGTTTCTGCTAATTTTTCTACAAGTGTTTACGGAGTTAAAGTTAATGTTGATGTTACTATCGACGAACAACTTTTAATAAACACTTTTAATAGTAGTCCTGCATTTCAGGCTTTAATAGCAAGCTCCTCAGGAAAGGGTGACAAAGGAGAAAAAGGAGATTTCAAAGGGAGTAAAGGACAGAAGGGGGAGGAAGGGCTTAAGGGAATAAGTGGGTCTAAAGGTGAATTAGGAGATACCGTATTTACTGGTTCTTTAAATAGTTGTAATGTTATTACAATTAACCACGGTACAGGTATACAATACCCTGTATTTACTATATACTCCTATGACGGGAACTCCGTTATCCCCGAAAATTATACTGCCATAGACGAAAATACTATAGAAATAACTTTTGGAGAATGTTTTAAAGGATTTGTTTCTATAGCTGGCGGTGGTGAAAAAGGGCCGAAAGGAGAAAAAGGAAACTTCAAAGGCTCTCAAGGCAATCAAGGACCAATAGGTTTACAAGGAACTATAGGCTCACAGGGAAATCAAGGTCCGACAGGTATTCAAGGAATAATTGGCACACAAGGCAATCAAGGACCAACAGGTTTACAAGGAACTATAGGCTTACAGGGAAATCAAGGTCCGACAGGTATTCAAGGAACAGTAGGAACTCAAGGTTTCCAAGGCAATCAAGGACCGCAAGGTAATCAAGGCCCTACTGGACTACAGGGTACTACCGGAGCGCAGGGTAATCAAGGCTCACAAGGAAATCAAGGTCCGACAGGTATTCAAGGAACAATTGGCACACAAGGCAATCAAGGACCACAAGGAAACCAAGGTCTTACCGGTAATCCAAGTTCTGTAGAAGGGCCGCAGGGCAACCAAGGACCGCAAGGTAATCAGGGAATACAGGGCATACAAGGTACAGTAGGTACACAAGGTTTTCAAGGAATAGTAGGTACACAAGGTTTCCAAGGCAATCAAGGACCGCAAGGTAATCAGGGTAATCAAGGACTACAAGGTTTTACCGGATTTCAGGGTAATCAAGGACCTCAGGGTAATCAAGGCATAACGGGTCTACAAGGAACTATAGGTCAGAAGGGCAGTGTAGGAGATAAAGGAGAAATAGGAGACAAAGGAGACAAAGGATTTTCAGGATCAGTAGGCCCAACTTGTTTTATTCCGTCTACTAAAATATTAACATTGAATAATGTTTACATAACAATAGAGGAAGCTTTAGTAGGTCAATCAATCATGTCTTATAACATAGATAATAAAACACTACAAGAAGATACTATAATATATAAACATGTAGGAAAATCAAATTATTTATATGTTATAAATAATAATATACAATGTACTGAAGAACATCCATTTTACGTTAAAGGATGGTATGATAAATATTGGAAAAAAGCTAAAGATTTATCTGTAAACGATGAACTCTTTAATTACAAAACACTATCTTATGAAAAGATATCTAATATTTATTCATACGCAACATCTAGTACTGTATATAATTTAAGCGTAGAGAAAAATGAAAATTTTTTTGTAGAAGATGTGTTAGTACATAATATGTCATCTCCTGAAAATATAGGAATTTTTGCTCCTAGTCCATCTCCTATACCAAGTTCTAAAATAGGTCCTCCTGGACCTACGGGGAGTAAGGGAGATAAAGGAGTTAAAGGAGATAAAGGAATTAAAGGAGATTTTAAAGGAAGTAAAGGGGAAATTGGCTATAAAGGATATAAAGGAGATAAGGGAAGTGAAGGCGATAAAGGGACTAAAGGAAGTATAGGATTTAAAGGCCAACCTGGTTTAAAAGGCGACAAAGGTCAGAAAGGGGATATAGGACCTCAAGGAAACCAAGGTTCAACAGGACTACAAGGCACAGTAGGTACACAGGGTTTTCAAGGAAGGCAAGGACCACAAGGTAATCAAGGACCAACAGGTTTTCAAGGAACAGCAGGTACACAAGGTAATCAAGGCCCTACAGGTTTGTCAGGAGTAGGACTTCAAGGCCCTACAGGAGAACCTGGCGGACCGGGACCTCAAGGAAACCAAGGTCCAACAGGACTACAAGGTACATTAGGCGCACAGGGTTTTCAAGGAAGACAAGGCCCTAGTATAATAGGCCCACCCGGAACTCCCGGTCCTCAAGGCAATCAAGGCCCTACAGGTAACCCAAGCTCTGTTGCCGGTCCGCAGGGAAGACAAGGACCTACAGGCTTGTCAGGAGTAGGACTTCAAGGCCCTACGGGAGAACCCGGCGGAAGCGGTCCTCAAGGATTTACCGGACCTACTGGCGGACTTGGTCCTCAAGGATTTACCGGACCTACTGGTGGAAGCGGTCCTCAAGGATTTACTGGACCTAGTGGTGGACCCGGACCTCAAGGATTTACTGGACCTAGTGGTGGACCTGGACCTCAAGGATTTACTGGACCTAGTGGTGGACCCGGACCAACAGGACCGCAAGGATTTACAGGACTAGCCGGAGTAGGTCCACAAGGAGCAACAGGAGAACCCGGCGGACAAGGCCCTCCCGGACCTGCGGGCTCACCTGGACCTACCGGCCCATTAGGACCTACCGGCCCATTAGGACCTACCGGTCCATTAGGACCTACCGGTCCAACTGGTCCAACCGGACCAAAGGGAGAGAAAGGGCAAAAAGGAAGTTCATCAGGAGGTCCATTTCCAGCATTCTCAGATAGGAGATTAAAAAAAGATATAGAGGAAATAGATTCTGTATTAGAGCAACTATATACGATAAAACCTGTTAATTATAATTGGAACACAGATGAAATGAAAGGTGTTATTTTAGAAGTAAATAAAACATCTTCATCTCATAGGATTCCGTCTAACTTAGAAGGTAAAGAAGTGGGTATTATAGCTCAAGATATAACCGACGGACTTAAAACAGGTTTATTAAAAGAGTTTAAGATAGAAGGACAAAAAGGAGTTCTAGCTGTTAACTATGATAAACTTTCGGTTTATAATCTAAAAGCTATACAGGAATTATATGATTTAATAAAGGATTTAACTAAAAGAGTTACAAAATTAGAAAAAGGAGAAAACTATGAGTAAATTAAGAAATGTAGAAGCGGTAAAAAAACTTCTAATAGGAGAACACAAAACCCAGAATAGAACAACTATAGGATATAGAAAGAAGGAAGATTCCGAAATAAGAAAAGTAGGAGATATATGGGAAGATGTTTCACCTATGGGTCATGTAACCGAATGGGAACAAAGAGATGGGTATAAAGTAAAAAGATCTAAAGGAGTTAGAGAAATACTAAAAGAATTAGACAGCATAAGTAAATTTCCTAATTGTTTAGATACATGTGACGGCAAACTTTTCGGTCAAGCAGATTATAAATTAGGAAAAAAGACAGGAAGATGTTTGGAATGTACAATAAAATATGAAGCAGACTTAAAGCTAAGTGGAAAATTTGATACTTATGTTCATGATAAAAAGAAAGAGAATGCAGTATCATTTTTAAAAGAGGCATCTAAAGAAGTAGAAGTTTTATTAAGATCATTTGACAACATGGGATATTCTCATGCAGACGGATCTATTGAAAAATGGTCAATTGAAAATAAAGAATCATTTTTAGATAAGATTAAATCTGATTTTAATAATTTAAGAGATGATATCATGGAAACATATAATATAAATGAAGAAGATTTAAATATAGATGTCAACAAATAAAGTAAAACTAGCAATAGCTCAGGAGTATAAAAAATGTGCAAAAGATTCAACTTATTTCACTAAAAAATACTGCAAAATAGAGCATCCCACAAAAGGACGTATATTATTTGGTCTTTATCCATTTCAAGAGACCACATTAGAAAAGATGCATAATGAAAGGTATATTATCATAAACAAAGGAAGGCAGTTAGGAATATCAACTTTATCAGCTGCATTCATTTTGCATAGTATGATATTTAACAGCGGGTATAAAGTTCTTATTATTGCAACCAAACAAGATGTAGCAAAAAATTTAGTCCATAAGATTAGATTGATGCATGATTTTTTACCTTCATGGCTAAAACAAGAGACATTGGAGGACAATAAAATGATGCTTAGATTTAAAAATAATGGATCTAGTGTTAAAGCAGTATCATCAAGTCCTGATTCTGCAAGATCTGAAGCATTGTCTTTACTAGTTATAGATGAAGCAGCTCACATTTCTAATTCGGAAGAAATTTGGACAGCTGCACAATCTACATTAGCGACGGGAGGTAGTTGTATATTATTATCCACACCTAATGGAGTAGGTAATTTATTTCATAGAGTTTGGCAGGAATCTTTAAATGGGGGAGATTTTACTTCTATATTTTTACCATGGACTGTCCATCCGGAAAGAGATTGGAAGTGGCGAAAGGAACAAGACATATTACTAGGAGAAAAAGCAGCAGCCCAAGAATGTGATGGTGACTTCTTGACATCCGGACATACTGTGGTAGATGGTAGTATTTTAGTATGGTATGAGAATAATTACGTAAAAGACCCAATAGAAAAAAGAGGTGAGACTGGAGATTTATGGGTCTGGAAATATCCTGAAAGTGATTGTACTTATGTTGTATGTGCAGATGTATCTAGGGGAGATTCTTCTGACTTTTCTGCTTTTCATGTTTTAAATATAGAAACATTAGAACAAGTTGCAGAATTTAAGAGTATGATTGGCACCACCGAATTTGGACATTTATTAATGAGTATAGCTTCTGAATACAACGGAGCTTTACTTGCCATTGAGAATGCGTATGTTGGCTGGGCAGTTCTACAAACTATTATAGATTTAGGATACCAGAATCTGTATTATACTTTCAGAAACGATCCTTTTGTAGACCCTGATGTACATGTTAACATAAATCAAGACTATTTACTTAAGGATAACATGGTTCCAGGATTTACTACTTCTACAAAAACAAGACCCGTAATGATTTCTAAATTAGAGACATATTATAGAGAAAAATCCCCAATAGTATATAGTAAGAGATTGATACAGGAATTGTTTACTTTTGTTTGGAAAGACCACAAAGCAGAAGCTAGAGATGGATATAATGACGACTTAGTTATGTCTTTTGCTATTGGACTTTGGGTTAGAGACACTTCCTTGAAAATGAAAACTTTGGGCTTAAGTTTCTCTAGGTCTTTGCTAAATAATACAACAAAAACGATATACACTCCAAGTAACTCAAATAAAGTACATGACTCTTGGTCTATGAAAACTAGAAACAATGAATCAGAGAGTCTAACTTGGCTTATAAAATAAAAACATGGATAATTCAATACAGGCAAAACTAAAGCGATTATTCTCTACGCAAGTGATTGTTAGAAGAATTGGAAAAGACAGAATTAAAGTTATTGATACCTCTAGGCTACAAGGCGCAGGTACTAAAGATAAAGTCGGATACGCTGACAGATTCTCTGGTTTACATACATCTAGGCAATACGGGTATTCTCCTAACAACAACACCATAAATTTTCACTCTTCAAAGTTACAGATATTTACAGACTATGAAGCCATGGACACAGATCCAATCATAGCCTCTGCATTAGATATTTATGCAGACGAAAGTACGGTAATGTCAGTAGAGGGAGATTTGTTAAATATTAGTACTCCAAATGAGAACATTAAAAAAATACTCTATAATTTATTTTACGATATCTTAAATATAGATTACAACCTATGGAGTTGGACAAGATCTTTATGTAAGTATGGAGATTTCTATTTGTATTTAGATATCGAAGAAGGTCTTGGTATAAAAAACGTTGTTCCTTTATCAGCCTACGAAGTTAGAAGGGTGGAAGGAACAAATCCAGAAAATCCTTATGAAGTTAAATTTATATACGAAGGATTACACACTACTCAAATGAGTCCGATTGTATATAGAAATGATGAAAGAAAAAATAAAGAATTAGATTATCATGAAATAGCCCATTTTAGATTATTATCTGATAGTAATTTTTTACCTTACGGTAGAAGTCAAATAGAACCTGCAAGAAAGATTTTTAAAATGCTTACTTTGATGGAGGACGCTATGTTAATTCATAGAATCATGAGAGCCCCGGAAAGAAGAATTTTCAAGATAAATGTAGGAAGTATTCCGCCTAATGAAGTAGATAACTACATGTCTACTATTATATCGGCAATGAAGAAAACCCCTTATGTCGATGAAAAAACAGGAGATTATAACCTAAAATTTAATCTCCAGAACATGTTAGAGGATTATTACTTACCGGTTAGGGGAAAAGATGCGAGTAGCGAAATAACAACATTACCGGGTTTAGGCAATCAAGGTTTCATGGATGATATCGAGTACGTCAGAAATAGAATGATGGCTGCTTTAAAAATTCCTAAGCCTTTTTTAGGGTATGATAAAGACACGGAAGGTAAGTCTATGATTGCTGCCGAGGATGTTAGATTCGCTAGAACTATAGAAAGGATTCAGAAAATAATTGTATCGGAGTTAAATAAGATTGCTATCATTCACTTATATACTCAAGGATATAAGAATGAGGAATTGATTGATTTCTCTCTTTCTCTAAATAATCCATCTTTAGTTTATGAAAGACAAAAGGTAGAAATACTAACAGAGAAAATGAATTTAGCTTTAGTTATGCAAGATTCTAAATTATTCTCTAGGAAATATATACATGAAAACTTATTTAAATTATCAGAATCAGAAAGATTAACAGAGGAAGAATTGATTATTGAGGATTTGATGACTACTTTTAGACACTCTCAAATAGAAACGGAGGGCAATGATCCCAAACTATCAGGACAAAGTTTTGGTACTCCACATGATATGATGTCATTAAAGTTAGCTTCTAAAGGAAATGAAGTAGATGCAATGTCATTTGACGATGGAGAAGAGTTAGAATTTGCAGACAAGGAGGATAATCGAGGAAGACCTAAGAGAATTGGTACATTCGGCACAAAAGATGACACAGTTAATGGTAGAGATTCTATGGGAGACCGAGATATGAAATCTAACTTAGAAGGAGAAAGAGACCCTTTAAAAGCTAGAAAAAGAGAGAATCCGGTAAATTTAGAGTCAAAACTAGTAAATTCTCTCAGGAGACAATTTGATAGTGGTATAGGAAACAAGAATCTAATTATCGAAAAATCATTTAAAGAAAACGAAAAAGCAGCAGGCACAGATTTGCTAAGTGAAAATAACTTGTTAGATTTAGAGTGATTTAGATAAACATTACAATATTTATTTAAAATAATTTCTTTTAATAAGAAATTCACAACTATAAAAAATGAAGAAAATAAAACACAAAAAGCACCGGAATACGGGATTGATTTTTGAAATGCTAGTGAAAAAAATGACTAGCAATGTATTACAAGGAGAAGGGATAAATGAAATATCCTCAATTATAAAAAAACACTTTTCAAACAATTCACAGATTAGACAGGAGTTGACGTTCTACCAAATGTTAACTAAAGAGAAAGTAAATAGTCCTAACCTAGCTAATGAATTAATTGAATCCATAAAAGAAGCTAGAAACTCCTTAGACCTCGAAAAATTAAATAAGGAGAAATATAGATTATACAAAGACATTACATCATATTTCGGCGGGGATTCTTTCTTTGACATAAAAGTAGAGAACTATCAAAACTATGCTAGCATCTATACATTATTCGAGTATAATCAGTCAGATAATCCTCCAGTAATGGTTTCAAATAAACAGAATCTAATAGAATGTATATGCAATGTAGAATCATCTAATACCATGTCATCTGAATACTTAACAGAATCAGAAGATATTAGATTGTCAGCATTTGAGATAATGATTGAAAAGTATAATGATAAATACAATGGTCTATTAAGTGAGCAAAAAACATTATTAGGTAATTATATAAACATGGAGACGTCATCAGATGAATTTAAAACATTTATTACATCTGAAACAAGTAGATTGAAAGAATCCATTAATAGCATTATTCCTAATGTTGGAAATGTAGCATCAGCAAATAAATTAAATGAAATGATTGATGTCTTAGATCAAGTTAATAATGCAAAATATATTACAGAAGATCATATACATGTTATCATGAAATATTATGAGTTTGTAAATGTTATAGCAAAGTGAAAAATATAAAAAATAATAAAGAAGCATTCATGAAATACCTATTTGAGTCTTTAAATAAAAGTTTTAAAGTGGGTGGCCCCGCCGAATCTTCTTCCAAATACTTACCTATTGACGACGAGGATGGAGTTAAAACTGAAATGAATGTAACAAGTAATCTGGATGGTGGTGAAGGCCCTCCAAGAACTCCGCTAGTATTCAAAAGAAGAAAACCTGAGACAAAGGAAAAACCTTACAAGTTCATAAAGAAAACAACTTTCAATAAAATAGAGAGGGATAAAGAAAAACAAAAATCCACTCCATTTTTAAAACAAGAATCCGTAATAAATTTTATAGACGAATTCTTAAAAAATATAAATAATGGCACAAAATAGAGTACTCCTAATAGACTCCATATCAACTTTTAATCCCGTTAGCTGCGTATTAAAAGAATCCAAAGGAAAAAACGGCGGATTATTGGTTAAAGGAATTTTACAAAGAGCTGATTCCGTAAATCATAATAAAAGGATGTACCCTCGAAAATTGATGGATGAGCAAGTTAAAAAATATCAGGATAAAATAAAAGAGGGTATAGCTTACGGAGAATTAGATCATCCGGAAAGAGCTGATACCTGGCTATCCGAGGCATCTCACATAATTACAGAAATTTGGTGGGACGGAGATGACATATATGGTATTGCTGAAATTTTAGACTGGACACCAAAGGGTAATTTACTAAGAAAATATTTTGATAAGGGACACACGGCAGGAATAAGTTCTCGAGGAGTTGGAACTTTAAGGGAAGCTGGACTTAGAAATGGCGCACCTTACTATGAAGTTGGAGAAGATTATGAAATGGTAGCTTTTGACTTCGTATCTAATCCATCTACACAAGGAGCATTCATGTCACCTGTAGTAATGAAAGAATCTAAAAATTACCTTGTAAATGTTGATACACTAGCTGACGAAATCCTAAATATGTCAAAAATACTGTAATGGCTGTAGTTATCTTTCCTTTAGCGGGTTTTGCAGGTTGGGCTAGCGATTCAATAAAAGAGCAGGAGAGAAATAACCAAATACTAAATTTAGAAAAACAATTTAAAGACACTCGATTAGGCAAGTATGAAAATTCCGTATATGTGGAAACAAATATAGATAACGTTCATGAAAGAAGTAAAAAATATAATATAGTTATTATAAACAATAGCGAAATTGAAAAATTATTTGTAAGACAACCTATCCTAGAAAAACTTAGAACTGATAAAAGAAAAATTAAATTATATTCCTATGTTATAATAAATCCAGAAGGATTAGACGACGAAGAGCGTAGAGTTAGAATGTCTAATAAGATCAAAGATAAGATATTTATAAATCATGATGTATATTCTACAAATAGATCCGATTATCTTTTAACATTTTCCGGAGTTAGAGAAATAGCTAATGAAGAACTAAACTTTAAGGATTTATCACCAAAACAAATAAGAGAAGCCGTAAAAAATTCTCAAAAACTTGGAGTTCTTCAAAAACCTACCGGAAATTTAGAGGCAGATTTTAGCATGGCTATTAATTATAGAATGGAGGTTGAAATATATTACACTAGTTCTAATACGAATCAAAAAAAAGAAATTGCTTCCGGCAAAAGAATCGTAGAACCAGTGGCTCTTGGTATTGCAGGCGGCGGATTTGACGGAAAAGGGGGGAAAGTTATTAGAGTTTGGCAAAAAACAGGGGATACTTCAACTCCTAAAAATAGACCAGGGTGGAGGTTTATGTATTTAAGTGGTATAAATTCTTTTAAATTTACCGGAAAGTATTTTAATTACAAGAGACCATCTTTTAACAGTTCTGGAGATCAGTTTATGACAGGTAGAATAACTATTGCTTCTTTTAAAGAGACTAGAATTTACGGAAAAGGCAGAAGAGCTGGAATAGCTACCTCAATTGTTAAAAATTTAGTCATGGAGCTAGCGGCACTTGGGGACATTAGTGGCGGTAGAAGTGAATTAAGAAAAAAAGAAATAATAGAAAGATTACAAGAAATAAAAAACTTACATGAAAACAAAATAAAAGTTTTAGGATACGAAGATAGAGATTTAATTTACAAAATTTTACCCTAAAAATGAATAAAATAAATAAAAATACACGTTTTACATAAAAAATAGCATTTTAGTAAAAAACAATAATATTTATTGATAACAATATCTTGTTTAATATAAGATTAAACGATTAAAAAATATATTTAAGATTTACAATAGTCTTACAATCAAAATAGTAACATGAACGATTTATTAAAATCCGCAATTGCCGATGCAAAAGCCATAAAAGATACGGCAATGCAAAATGCAAAAGCAACCCTAGAAGAGTCTATTTTCTACAAAGTATCTCCACTTCTTGAAAGTAATCATGAAAATGACAAAGAAGAAGAAAAAGATGTGAAGGAAAAATTTGATCCCTCTATATTTAACAAAAAGAAATCTGACCGTCAAATGGAATCTGAAGAAACTGATGACGAAGAAGAAGACGAAGTAGAAGAGGCTTATGACGGCGAAGAAGACGGTAAAGAGCAAGAAAATGAATCCGCTTCTTTAGAAGAAATCTTAGCTGAATTAGAAGAAGAATTAAAATCTTCTAACATTGGAACTGGGGATAACAAAATGGATAAGTACGACAGCGATACAGAAGACCCTCAAGGTCCTAAGTATTTTAGCCGTAACGAAGTTATGGGTGCTCTAGAGTCTATGTTTTCACAAGCTATTGGAGAAGGAGAAGAAGAAGAAGGTGATGACGAGAAAGAAAATAAAGATATGAAACGGATGCAAAACGAATTAAAAGAAGCTTATGAAGTTGTAAATCAACTCAAAGGAATGCTTCAAGAAGTTAATCTGTTAAATTCTAAATTACTTTACACATCTAAACTTTTCCGTAACTACGCTTTATCAGAAAATCAGAAGAAAGATATTTTAGAAAACTTTGAGCGTGTAGTCACAATCAGAGAGGCTAAATTATTATATTCTACTTATGCTAAAGTACATGAAGGTGTAGACGCAAACAAAGGTAAAAAATCTAAAAATATTACCGAATCTTTTGCTTCAAAACCAACTAACAGCACAGCTCCTTCTGCTGCCACTAAATCAAATATTGTAAACGAATCAAACAATCTACGTGCAAGATTACAAGAGCTTGCAGGTATAATTAAGTAAAAATATGGGAAATTTAGACCACATGCTTCCGCATGACTATAACAGGACACAAAAAGCGGAGGCGATGAAATACATAACCAAGTGGGAACCCACTGGTTTACTTGAGGGCTTGGATGAAAAAAGAGAGAAACCGCACTTAGCAGTACTTTTGGAAAATCAAGCTCGCCAAATCGTAACAGAAGCTAACAGAACTGGTACTGCTTCTAATTCGGAAGAATGGGCAGGTGTAGCACTACCTTTAGTACGAAGAATTTTCTCTTCTATTGCGGCTAAAGATTTTGTTAGCATTCAGCCGATGAACCTACCTTCAGGTCTAGTATTCTTCTTAGACTTCAAATACGGTACATCACAGCCAGGATTCTTTGCTAATCAAGGTAAAAATTCTCAGAAAGACTCTCTATTTGGTATTACTGATTCAGATAAGGGAGGTACAGCAGGTACTCAAGGTCTTTACGGTGCTGGAAGATTTAGCTATTCTATTAATGACTATTCAAGTTCTACTCTGTCTTTCACAGGTAGTATAAATAGAATTAATACCACTAAGTTCTTTACAGGATCTGTTAACATGACTTCTGATATTAACTACGATACTAACTTCTCTGCATCATACAAGAGCAATACAAAGTTACGTAAAGTATTTGTATCTACTGACTCTGTTTCAGGATTTGATCCACTAGGAGTTAGAGCATTTACAGTAACAGGAACTAACATTAACGATACATTCCAACAGTTTACGTCTTATGACTTGACTAACAATAGAATCGTATTCATTGTTTCTGGTTCTACTACAATATCTAACGTAAAAGTAAATTACCACAAACAACCTACCGACCTTACTAGAGGTGACTTCGAAGAGGGTAAAACTCAAGCGGGAGGTAATAAAGAGGATTTACCAATTCCAGAAATCAATTTGGAAATGCGCTCTGAGGCCATTACGTCTAAAACACGTAAGTTAAAAGCTAAATGGACACCAGAATTCGCGCAGGATCTTAACGCATACCACTCTATTGATGCAGAAGCGGAATTAACTTCTATGCTTTCTGAATATATTTCTCAGGAAATTGATTTGGAAATTTTAGATATGTTAGTTTCTGAAGCTCAGACAGTAGAAAGATGGTCAGCAAGGATTGGATTCCAGTATGATCCGGGTTCAGCTAATTTCACAAATGCAGCTACAACTGGTCAATTCTACAATCAAGGCACTTGGTTCCAGACAATCGGAACTAAAATGCAAAAAGTATCTAACGAAATTCACCGATTAACCATGAGAGGTGGTGCTAACTTTATTGTTACATCTCCAACGATTGCTACTATCCTTGAATCAATCCCAGGATACGCAGCTGACACTAATGGTGATCAAGCTAAATTTGCAATGGGTGTTCAAAAAGTAGGTTTGTTAAATAGCAGATTTACTGTATACAAGAATCCATATATGACTGAGAACTTATTGTTAATGGGCTATAGAGGCGCTCAATTCCTAGAAACAGGAGCTGTTTACGCACCATATATTCCGTTAATTATGACTCCTCTAGTAT